CGTACTGCTGCGGAGTCGTGGCTTGCGCTCGGCCGCGCAGGACATCCAGATTTCCGGCAAGCGCCTCGTCCTGCCGCGCCATGACATCCATCAGCGGCTCGCCAAGGTCGGTGGCGCGGATGTTCTCCTCGCGCTTTATCTGCGCAAGGTTTCGGGTGAGCTGTCCTCGGGTGGCGGGAACTGGGACAGGAAGGCCCGCAAGAGCGGCTTGTCGGCGAATAGCGGCAGGGTCGAGCGCTTCAAGGGCCTTGGCGTCACGAGCAACGGTTTCGATCTGGGCGCGGATCGCGGCAGGTAGATCAGAAAGAGGAGTACCCAGACGGTCAGTAGCAAAGGCTTGCGCTCGTTCAGCCGCCGCGACCTCTGGCGGTACGCGCACGGAAGGGTTGCTGATGCTCGGCTCGGTGCGTGCGTTGATCCGCGCGCGCTCTGCCTGCTGCCGTGCGCCGGATACGGCGCGGCGCAGTTTCGGCGATACTACCGCAGACCCGTACCGACCCGCATTGCCGAGCGTGGCCGCCAGTTCGCTGGCAACCGGCATGAGCGGAGCAGTCTGCGCCAATGCGTTGCTGACCACGGCCGTTTGACTGCGGCCCTGTTCGGTGCGCGGTTCGTAGGTCAGACGGGCTGCGGCGTTGTTGGTCACTTGCTGGACCCGGCGAGCGCCCTGATCTGTGCCGTATTCGCCCGTGCGGATGGCCCCGGCAAGGCCGCCCAGAAAGCCGCCAACCTGCCCGACAGCGCCTGTCGTGGCACCTGTAGCCATCGACAGGACGGCCTCTCCCGCGCCCACTACGCGGTCTGCAAACGACGGGTCTTTGCGCGTCTGGCGCGGGGCCATCTCGTTTCCGGGGATTTGGTCCACGAGGCTTCGTGGTGCCGGCGCACGCTGCATCAAGGACCGAACGGTGAGATTGAGCGCAGCCTCGTTTGGCGCGTCAATCTCAAATGAACGGCCGTCGGGCAAGTCGATTTCATAGGTCGGCATCAGTTTTTCCTGCGAACTCGCACGCCCTCGGGCAGGCCGGCCGGCACCTCGTCTGGCGCATCCCATGACCCGGTTGCGCCTCTGGATCCACCGGGGTCGGGGGGAGCCGGCACGCCCAGGCGGGCAGCCGTTCGCATCTGGCCGTTGCGCAACACGCTGCGCAGGTCACGCAACGACGCCTCGAAAGCCGCATCGCTCTGATTTGTCTGAAGCCGCGCAATGGCAGCTTCAGCCTTGCGGCCTTCCTGCTCAGTAATCGCCCCGCCGCCCTTCAGCGACTGGAATGCCTGCAGAAACGCGCCGCCTTGAATCTGAGCAAGAACAGCCTCGAAATTTGCGGCGTCGCTTCCCGGGATGGTCGGGAATGCGCCTGACAGCCCCGTGGAGGCCGTCCTCCCGGGATGACTCAGGGCCTGATCTACGAGGGCTATCTGATCGCTTGCTTGAGAAAGCGACGTCTGCGCACTTTGAATGTTGCCGCTCGCACCCTCTGGCAACAGCCCTCGCACGGGCACAGGCCGACCTTGTACGTCAAACTGCACAAGGATCGGCTTGCCGCTGTTCGGGTCGGTGTATTCCACCGGGCGGCTGAGTCCTTCGCGCTGAATCCGCGCGGCCTCCCGCGCGCGCGCATCCGCCATGTCCTGGCCGCGCGCGGTGATCCCCTGGCCCAATTCCTGCCGGCGATCCGCAAGCAGCGCGCCTGCGTCAGGCGCATCCACCACGCCCGCAGCCAGTTCCGGACCGTAGGGGTTGAACGCGCGGCGCACGGGAGTCTTGCCGTCTGGGGCGAAGGTCACGACTATTTCTGGCTCGGCTTCTGCCTCTGCCTTGCGCCGCGCATCGCCGAAAATCTGATCCGGCGTCAGCGTCCCGAATCGGTTCAATGCGAGCGCAATGTTCTGGTCGGTGAACGCGTCCGGCGACTGCAGCATGCGCTGCCGCATCTCCTCCGGCACGTCGGGCATCTGCGCGAACAGTTGCATGCGCTGAGCTGCAGGCGCACGAGCCAGCGCACCGAGCACGTTCTTGGTCGTGTCGATCAGTTGCGCCCGCTGCGCCGCAGCCTGCGCCGCGTCAAACTGCTGCTGTTGGCGGCGACCTTCCGCCTCTTGCAATCCGGCTTGCCGCTCTGCCAGCGCGTTCTGCGTGCGCTGCTGGCGGATGTTGGAGATCATGGCGAGCGCGTTGCTCTGCCGGATTTCGGGCATCTGGAAGGGCATCAGCCTTGACCTCCGTAGGTGCGCGGAATGTACGGGTTGAACGGGGGCGTGCGATACGGAGGCACGTTCATTGTCGGCGTGCCAGCCGTGCGGTTTTCGTAAGGTCCGGTGTACCTCGGCCTGCGCTCCAGTTCGCGCAGTGCCAGCAGGTTGTCGGATGCGCCAGTGAAGGCGTTTGCGATGCCTGCATACCCGCTGGCCCGCGCATTCCCGCGATCACTGGCCAGCATCGCCTGATTGATGCCCGCCTGCCCGACGTTGGCAGCCTGCCCGCCGAGCGCGTTCTGTGCGGCATTCCCCGCATTCTGGCCGTAGCCAGCCAGCGTCAGGCGCGGCTGCACAAAGTCCTCGTTGATGCGGTTGGCCACCAATGCGTTGTTGAAGCGCAGCAGGCCCGCGCCGCGCTCGCCGCTGAAGAACTTGCCGCGATTGGCGAGGTTGCGGTTGATGACCGACTCGCCCTCGCGGCGCTGGAAGTCGAAGATGGGCAGATTCAGGATGTTGCTGAAGTCGGGGCCGGTGCCCGTGGTGCGCGCGCCAGTCGCGCTGGCCTGCGCCGCCTGCGGTGCGCGCGTGAGCCGCTGGTTGATGCCCTGGATCGGCACCTGCTGGCCGTCGCTGCCAATCTGGTACAGCGTGCCATCAGCGGCGATGCCGACCTGATTGTTGCGCCCGCTGGTCAATCCGGCGAGCACGCCACCACCTTCCGGCACGTTGGCGATCACGCTGCCCGTCTCGTCCACGATGGCACCGACGCCAGGGTCGAAGTAGACGGTCTGGCGAATGTCGCGCCCGCCCGCCACCTGGCCATCCTGCCGGGTCGTGATGCCCGGCAGTGCCACGACGCCCTCGGCACCGCTGCCGAAGCTGGTGCGGCTGGGCGTGGTCTGCGGCAGGCCAAAGAAGGCGTTGAGCTGGTTCAGCGCGGCATCGCGCGTGTTGATCAGCGGGCGCTGCAGTTCCAGTTGCTGCGCCGTCAGCGCGTTCTGCTGCCGGTTGGCGATGCGGTTTTGCGCCATGCCGGCTGCGGCGGCTTCCTCGCCCGCGCCCGCTGCTGCGTTGGACGCCACGCCGCCAATGACGGCCGAGGCAACAGTAGCGCCTGAAACCCAGTAGCTCATTCGTCAATCTCCGAAAACGACTCGGCGAGAATGGTCCGCTCGATCTCCGCGACATCCGTCAGGTCGGTCGCGTGGAACGTGGTCCAGATGGTGTCTTCGTGGATGCGCAGCGCCCGCTTCGTCCCGGGCATCGTGACGCCCATGTACGGCGCTTCGATGTGCAGTTCGGTGCCGTGCGAATCGACCACCGTGCAGCGGCCCTTGCTGACCACGAAGAAGTGCTGTGTCTTGTGGATGCGCGAGGTCAGCACCGCGCCCGCGTGCATGAAGATCGTTCGCGCGTAGACGCCGGGGCAGAAGCTGTGCGCGTTGACGAAACTGGCCTGCTCGACGGGTGCGCCGGAGCCTTCAGGCGGGAGGTCGTAGAACGAGTCCTCCAGCGCCTGAATCCGCTCGCGGGCGATGGCGACGGGTAGGCTCAAGTCTTGATCCTCACAGCCTTTGTGCCGGTCGTTGTGCGGACACGCACCGGGGTTGCGTCGGGGTCTGTCGTCTCAACCAGATACACGGCGTACAGCGTGCCGCCCTTGTCGATCTTGATGACGCCGCCCATGCCGGCTGGCGCGTCTGCTTCAGCCACGAGGCACAATTCGCGCACCGCGCCCCCGTAGTACGTGCGCAGGCCGGAGAACTGCGTCGGGAAGCCGCCGCCACCCGGCAGCAGCTCCCACCCGACATACGGGTAGATCGGTGCCGTGTACGCGACGAGCGCAAAGTCCACGTCGGACAGCGCAGGCACGCTGTAGGAAGACAGCGCCTGATAGGCCGGCGTCAGGCTGGGCGGCGTGTGCGTGGTAAGCGCAAAGTCGACCGCAGTCAGTGCTGGCGGCGTGTAGACGGCCATTATGGAGACTCAAGGTACGGACTCCCCGGCGCGGTGTACATCGTGCCGCCCGATTCGTACTGCACGAAGGCCGCAGCCACCTTGCCCGTGCGGATGTCCGACGACCACGTTCCGCCTGCGGGCGTGACGATGGTCTCGCGCAGCACGGCGTTGGTCATGCTCGTGTCGTCCGCCTCGATGACGGTGACGATTGCGCCGGAAACGGGCGAACCGGACAGCGTGACGGTGCCGCTGATGGCGAAGGTCGCAATCGCGTCCTCCTCCCATTCGCAGGACACGTTTCCGGTGTTGGCCAGCGCCGCGTTGCTCGTGCCTGCGGCGGCCACTATCTGCACGAGCAGCGACTCGCCTGGGCGCAGCACCACGTCTTTCGTGGTGGCGATCTCAGGCAGTGCATCCATCGCGGCAATGCCGGCAGGCCCCAGAATCTGCTCTACAACCGTGTGCGACCGCGTGTACATGATCTGCCAGAGCGTCGTGCCCGGCGTGGCCGTAATCGGCGCTCCCTCCCACGTCGGGGCGCGGAACACGATGGCCGGGTCTGGCGTCTGCGTCGTAAGAAACCTCTCGGCCGGGAGTGTCACGCCGCCGCTGATGCTTGTCGCGCGGCTCACCTTGACCAGCGGCATCACCGCCGCAAGCGCCACGAGATTGTCCACTTCCACGTCGATTGCGCGCACGATCATGTTGACGCGGCTTGCGATGCCGTTCTGGATCGCAAAGATGTTCTGCGTCGTCGCGTCGTTTCCGAAGAACAGCGCCGAGGCCGTGCCGCCCGTGAAGGTGACGGCCACTGGCTAATCCTCGTCCCACACGACGCAGGCGCTGTAGTGGTTGGTCGCCGGGTTGCTGGTGCCCGCTGCCGCAACCACCTGGACAAGCAACGCCTGGTTTTGCCGCAGGATCAGGTTCTTCGTGTCGATGATCTTGGGCAGGTAGGACACGGGCGCGAGCACCTGACCGACCACGGTGTGCATCCGCATCCCGTATTCCTGCCAGAGCGTCGTGCCAGCCGTTGCCGTGATGGCCGTCAGCGCGCCGCCGTCCGATGCCGTGCCGCCGCGCACGATGGTGTTCGCGTTGCTGGCGTTGGACGTGTCGAACTGACCTTTGTTGAGCGTCGTGCCGCCCGTCGGAACGGCCGTTGCGCGTGACAACTTGTTTAGCGGCATGACTGCGGTAAGGACGGCAGTCGCGTCCATCTGCAGGATGATCGCGCGCACCGTCACGAGCTTGGTCGCGTCGATGTTCTCGATCGTCAAAAGGTTTTGCGGAGTCGCCGCGCTGCCGACCGTCCGAAAACTAGCCGCCGAAAAGGTGCCTGCCATTAGAGATCAGTCCTGTTGGTCGATCGCGCACGACGCGCGCGTTGCGCAGTAGACATTGCCGCTCTGTGCCCCTCGCCGAACAGCTTGCCCTCGGCGGCAAGCCGCTGCATGGTGTCTGAGCGCTTCGCCCTCGTCTCAGCGGATTGTTTACGGCCTACCCCGCTCGCGGCGATAGCGGCGCGATGCTCGGGCGTTGCCCGCCGCCCCTTGTTCCACGCCGGCCTCCCCAGCCTAGACGCTGACATCCGGGCCCCAGTCTCGGCGGTGTGCTTCTTCCCAAAGAATGGGTTGCGCGCGCCGACGCGCTTTTCGCGCAGAAGCTGTTTGCTTTCCTCCGCCCACACGTGGCGATCCGCCCGCGTGTTCGCGTTGTAGAGTCGATCGCTGCCTTCGGCCAAAACTCTGTCGATCTCCGCTTGCTCGTGGATGAGGAGTTCTTCGGCAGAGCACTCTTTCAGAACCTCGAACCTGAACACGTCGACTCCGTGCTTCGACGCGGAGTTCTGAAGATGCCTGCACGGGTGCTTGCCCGCGCGTAGTTGCTTGAAGTGCTCCTGCTTCCGCCTATCAAAACTGCTCGTCGATCCGACGTACACGTCGCCGGTTACAGTGTTCCGAATTTGATACACGCCGCCGCTCATAAATCTACTCGCAACCAGATTTCGCCAACAGCCGGAGAACCGGGGTCGGACGTGCGGTTTTCAATGCGAAACTGCAGCGCCTGCTGCTGATCAAACTCCACGGACGCAACGGCCGTCGGGATGGCGTCCAGCGTAGTTGTTGCCGGCATCGCTCCCAGCGTCACCAACTGCGCCGCCGCATTGGCATCGTCCAGCAGCGCCTTGCCTGCCGTCGTGATGTCGCCGCCGAGTTTGGTGGTAGTGATCGATCCGTCAATGACGGACGCCCTGATCTGCCCAGCCGTCGCCGTGTCGATGTCGATGGTGGCCGTGTCGGTCAGGACGCGGCCGGCGGGAAAAAGCGTGTTTGCCGTCGCCAGCACGACCTGAATCAGCGCGAGCGCGTCAACGTCCCTGAACAGCGACTCCAGCATGCGAATCTGGTCGCGCGTCAGGCCGGCAAGCGCCAGCGCGCGCGAGTCGAAGCGCGGGCGGGTGGTCACCGATCATCCCGTGAGATCGAGGCATAGGCCGCGTAGATCGCGCGCTTGTACGGGTGCGAGATGTCCAGCTTGATGTGGCACTTGTCGTACTGGCCTAGCCTGCGCCAGATCACGCGGCGGTCGTACTGGCCCAGCGTGCCCATCCCGCGCTGCGCACCGTTGCTCCACGTGGAACCGTTGCGCGAGGTGCGCAGCATCACGATCGGATCGACGGCATAGGTGCCGGTGCCGACATCGCAGCCGAGTTCGACATGATCGAGCGTGAACCGATCTCGGCCGAACACAAGCGGCGGGAAGACGGCGGTCGCCACGAGGTCGTCGCCGTTCTCGTCGTTCACGTCGAGGTCGAGCCTGGAGATCGTGCCGTCCGAGAAGCTGCCGACGTACCAGTCGCCCCAGATGTACAGCGACCGCTGCGCCTTCCAGCGAGGAAGGCCAAAACTGGCTCGCTCGTGCCATAGGCTGGTGTTGGCGTCGTAGACGAACGTGCCGACGTTGGTGTTGAGCGCAAAGAACTCGTGGCCTTCGAGAATGTAGACCAGCATTTCTGCCGTCGTCAGGTCCGCGCTGGCGACCTGGTGCTCGATGGCCTCGGTGCTGATGCGCTGCGGCACGTAGCCGCCCGCCAGCCTGCGCACGATGCCGTTCTGGTCAAGCCAGACGGTCGTGTTGTCGATCTGGGCGACCGCGCTGCGGCTGGCCAGCCCTTTCTCGCCGGTCGCGCCGCTGATGGCTTCGAACGGGTAATCCGTCGCGCTGGCCACCTGAATGTTCTGCCACGACTCCAGCGTCAAGCCGCCGTAGATCAGCAGTTCGTTGTGGTCCTTCGCCAGCCCGACAATGCCGTCGGGCGAGTATTCAGCCGACGCCGCCAGCAGCGGGTCGAACGGCAGCAGGCCGCCGGTCGCGCCAACAAAGTGCTCGGTGTCGTTGGCGAAGATGAACGTCTGATTCATCCAGATCACCGAGTGCGCGCCACCGTAGGCAACGTCGGTGATCTGCGCGAACGTCGCCGTGCTCACCGTGTAGGTGTAGCCGAGCGGGTTCGACACGATCACAAGGATGTCGCCATCCGTTGCCATCGAAACCAGTTCGGTGCCGGCAATGGTGCCCAGCGCCGAGCCGACCACGCCGGTCGAGGTGACCTGATACAGGCTGTCACCGTTGACCACGTACATGTCGCTGCCGACCATGCACATGCCTCTGCAAGGCCCTGTGCCGGCCGTGGCGTGCGTCACGAGACCGGGGCAGCCGTGGGTGACGGCAGGGCTTTCAGCGCCCTCCGGGGCCTTCTCAGCGAACAGGTTGATCAGCCTTTCGGCCGTCAACGTGGTCGAGCGCCCGCGCGCGCTGTTCAGCGCGATCTGAATCTTCACGTGTAGTTGCGAGGCCAGGACGATCCCGGCGTGTTGCGCGGCAACAGCGCCGAGTCCGTCACCATGTCGGGGCCGACCACGTATTTCCCGAACAGCGCATTCCAGTACGTTGACGCCGCCGCAGCTAGCATCGGCGATGGCATCTTTCCGTACTCCTCGGCCAGCCGCATCGCCAGCAGCGCCTTGACGGCATCGAGGTCTTCATCCTCAAACGGCGAGACATCGCCGCCTGCGCTCGACTCAACCGAGGTGTAGGACATCTCCAGCCCGCGAATGCGCCAGCCGGAGACGAGGTCATTCAGCGCCTCGATGCCGATGCCGTACTCGTCGCCCGTCGGCGCTTCGCCTGCCTGCGTCAGGCCAAGACGGCGCATTGCCGCACTGACGATCTCGTTGTACGTGTTGGACACTGGTCACCCTCAGTAGCTGCACGACTCGCACACCGGCACGCTGCGCCGGCTCAACATCAGCTCGCGGCGCTCGCGCCACGCCGGAGAGTTGTAGACCTCAAGCATCGTCTGCTTGTTGATGTCCCCAATCGGGAACTTGCCCTCGCCGTCCATGCAGCACAGCGACACGATGCCGGTAGACATGATCGACAGTTCGAACCAGCGGGAGCACGCCTCGTCGGGTATTTCCGGCCGATCCGGGCTGGTGTAGCCCAGCCATGACGACTTCCAGACCACGACAGGCGTGAACTCCGGCCAGCGGTCCCAGACCCAGTCCCTGAACTCCTCCGCGCCATCAGTGCCGACCCGCAGGATGTGTACCGGGTGCCGAAAGTCGGTCTTGTGCAGCGCGTCGAGGTTGGCCACGACGTGCCGCTGGTCAATGCCCAGCACTGACTTGTAGGTGCCCGCGTCAGGTTCGTGGACCGACACCCACAACTCAAGGTTGTCGATGCTGTTCAGTTCCTCGGCCTTCCGCAGCGTCAGCGGTGCGCCATTGGTGAAGATGCGAATCTTCGCAAGCGGTACGCGCTCGTTGACCTTCGACAGGATGTCGAACAGCCGCTTGTCCAGCAGCGGCTCGTTGACCTTGAACGGCGTGAACGCGAACGGCAGTTGCCAGCCGCTCATCTCGTCAATCAGCCGGTCAATCATCTCGTCCGGCATCTGCGTCCCTATCCGCTCCAGCGTTGGATAGGGGCAGAAGCTGCAGGCCGCGTTGCAGCGCGACAGCGTCTCGATGGACACCTCGTTGGGTTGGTCCAGATACAGCAAGCGCAGGCTGTCGAGGCTCACGCTGCAGGCGCTTCGTCCGTCGCCGGGTCCGGCTTGCGCAGCACGAAGCAGAACTGTCCGTTCGTCTCCTGCGCGCCGGCAATCTGGAAGTCGTGCGGCCAGACGCCGCGATAGTCGGTCATCATCGTCTTGCCGACATCGCGCTTGTAGGCATCCTGCGACAGGAAGTTCAGCGTACCCGGCGTGAAGACCCGTGTGTGGCCAGGATCGCCCCACGCCCACACCGCATCCCAGCACGGCGTCGTGGCGTAGAACATGCCGCCGGGTTTCAGGATGCGCCAGAACTCCGCGAACTGCGCGAAGAAGAACCGCCAGTCGCCCTGCTTTCCGCAGTGCTCCAGCACCTCGTAGGCGTGGATTTCCTCAAACGTCTCGTCCTCGAAGGGCAGCGGGAGATCATCGAGGTTCCAGACCACGTCGGGGTTGCACGACGGGTCGATGTCCAGCGTGTAGACGTTCTTCCAGATGTTGCTGCGGTTGGCGTCGAGCCGCTTCTCGCGCGAGTTGCCGCAGCCGATGAGCAGTTCGACTGCCTCCGACGGCACCTCCACGAAGTCCACCGTAGGCGCGACGAGGCTGAATGTGTTGTTCATGCCGCCACCTCGCTGACGCTGGCCGCAGCTTCCGCCTCGGCTTCAGCTTTCAGCTTCGCCTCGTACTCGGCGACCTCCTTGTTGATGAACTTCAGCCAGTTGCCTTTGAAGCCGTTGTGGACGAAGTCGAAGTCCGGCCAGACCATGATCGGCTGGTTGTTGAAGCGGGTGCGGAACTTGTTCATGTAGTCGTCGCACCACGTGAAGTCCTCGCCCACGAAGCCCCTGGCGTCGGAATCCGTCTCCGAGGTCTGCTCGGTCAGCTTGGTGTAGAACAGCGCAGGAATGTCGCCGTTCTCGCGAATCCTCCATCGCGGCGCTTCTGCCGCCATTGCCTCGACCACGTCGCGGCGGATGCACAGGAAGCCGGTGGCGACGCGATCACAGGGCACCCAGCCGCCCTCGATGATCGACAGGCCGGGTTCTTCCGGGTCTTCGAGGTAGTGCAGCGGGTAGTCTTCCGGCTCCTGCCGGCGGCGGTACGCGCCCGCCGAAACGGGGCGGTTGGCGTTGACCAGGCCGATGAACGCGCGGGCCTCCCACTTCAGGTCCGCGTCGATGAAGAACAGATGCGAGCAGTCCGTTTCGAGGAACTGCTTCACGAACACGTTGCGGGCGATCTCGATGAACGCACCGTTGCCCATGACGCTTGCCATGACGCCGATATCGCACTGAGCGGCTGCCACGACCGAGTCCGCCAGCGACATCGCGTAGTCGGCGAGCACATGGCCATCGTAGGCAGGCGTGGCGACGAAGACCTTGGCATTGACTTGCTTCAGTTCGTGTCGCGCTCCGAGCTTCCGAATCTCTTTCGGCATTCCCACACTCCGCAGGTTGAAGAAACGCGAGCGGTCACCCGTCGTGCGGTGACCGCTCGCCCATCGCTTACGGCGACGTGTACCAGTGGCGCACGGCCAGCTCCTGGTAGAGCGGGCCGAAGCCGTACAGCACGTCGAACCGACACGGTACGGTGTCGCTGGCCACATCGTACTGCTGGACCATCCGCATCGAAATGCCGTCCATCGACTGCCGAGCACCATAAGCGCCGTACTGCGACACGTCCACAAGGTCGGCCGTGGCAAACACGAACGCATCCTTGTGGAATGCGATGTTTTGCCCGTAGGTCGTCCCCGTGTTGCCGATCAGCGTCACCGTCACGTTGTCCGTGCTGGTGGTGCCGTTCAGCGAACAGTTGCGGTAGGCGTTGCCCGCACCGTGGATCAGCGCCGGCCGCACGGTGACCGCGTAGGCGTTGGCCGACGTGGTCAGAGTGACGGACGACTGCACCACGAACCGCTTCAGCGTGCTGGTGCGGTCCTTGGTCTCCGGATGGACATCGTAGACGCCCGTGCCGCCGGCCGCGCCGAGGGTGATGATGTCACCCGCGAGCAGCGTGGTGGCCGAGGTTGCGCCGTCGATCTGCAGGATGGTCGTGGACGTCCACTCGTTCGACGTGGTCGTCAGGCCCAGCGTTGCGCCGGTCAGCAGCGGCGTGCCCGCAAGCGTGCCGGTCGTGTGCGTCGGCAGGAACGTGTTCTCAAACACGTCGAAGCCGCTGGTCCGGCCAAGCATGCCCTCGCGGTATTGTTCGCTGATGTTCTGACTGGCCTGGAACAGGCCCTTCGTCGCATCGTTGAACTCGACCCGCGAGCCGGGTGCCAGCAGCGCAACACGGTCGGTTCGTCCGGCGAGGTTGCGGGTCAGGATGGCCCCCATCTCGTCGAACTGCTTGAACGTGAGCTGACCGCTGGTCGTGGTCGTGCCGTTGTAGTTGGAGATCAGGTTCTTTGCCTTCGAGAGACAGTCGAACTCGATATCCGCCGCCAGTTGCGCCATCGCCGGCTTGAGGAACGCACGCAGCCCGTCGAGTTCCATCGTCATCTCGACCGAGGTGAACGACAGGTCGATGCCGATCTGCGAGGTCACCGCGAGCGGCGTGCTGCGCTCGTAGTGGTCTTGCCCGCTGAAGGTCGTACCCGTGCGGGTCTTGTACTTCGGCGGCATGCGGATGTTGAGGGTCTGGCCGATCTTCGCGCCGGACTGCGCGAAACGGTTGTCGTACTGACGGTTGACGTTCTTGAGGAACGACAGTTCGCCATGAAGCACGGCGAGTGCTTCGTTGGTGATCATCAGCGGGGTAAGTTGCCTATTGGGCATTGCGTTTCGCCTTCATGTCAGCTTCCCGCCATCGCTTGTACTCATCGCCATCCGTGATGGTCGATGGGTCAAACGGCGTCGGGGATGCACCACCGCCCAGGGTGTTGATGGGCTTGGGTGGCACGGTTACACGTCGTGGCTGCGGCGGCTGGATGCCTGCTGCGAGCCGGCCTAGTTCGAAGGCCGCGAGTTGTGGGGACATGGCGTAGATGCGTGCCGCCTGTTCGCGGTTGGCATCGAGTGCGGCGAGCATCTGCGGCCCGTTCTCGGCGGCACGGATGACCTCTGCCATCGCCTGCGATACAGGCAGCGACGGGTCATTGACGATGCGTTCGATCTCGGGCTGAACGGCGATTGCCTGCCGGACGCGTTGGGCGAACTCCGCTTCCTGCCGTGCTGCCGCTTGCGCGGCGGTCTCGGCATTCCTGCGTTGCTCGATCTCCGCGAACTTCTGCTCGACCTTCCAGTCGGCCAGCGCCTCGGTGTACTCCTCGAAAGAAGAGAACGAC